AGTTATGCACTCTATTCCATCTTCACCTCTTTTATGTCCAGAGACACGTTCCAATCGTTTTTCGTTACGAAAGTCGCCCACTCTTTGATCTTTTTTACTAGGACAAGGTAAAGTTTCTTCTTCTTTCTTCTTTTCTTTAAGGGATGGTTTTACTTTTGTTTTTTGCTTTTTAGCTTCATTTTGAACAGGGTTACTCTCCGTATATATCAACTCATTCATATCAAATCTTATTGGATCGAATGACGGGATCTGACCTTCTGGGCAGGTAGTAAACGTACCATTGGAATCTGCTATTAACAAAGAAGGGTTGCGTGTTGTCTTTAAATCTCTATGAAATAAGTTACAGCCTGGTATCTGACCTTCTAATTTATGTTGTGTAAAATATGGTGTCTCAGGTATCTCAATACTTGGTAATTCTATTTGAGGTACTTTAATCGTAGGCATATTTAGGCATTAAAACCTCTACATCAGAATGACATTTTGGACAGGATAAATTAGTAATCATTGAATACTCTTCCTGTAGATGAGGTAAACAATCTTCACTAATGCTATGATCTCCGCCCCAGATTAATTCTGTTTGACAATGCCAGCAGTTCATTTTTTAAAAGGTATAGAAATACCTGTTGTACTTGGGATCGCCCCATCTAATGCTTTAGGCATCATCCCTGATACTTTACTCATAACTTTCTCCATCATCATCTTTTCAAACTGTGGGCTGGTTATGTAACGAAAACCTGCATAAGCTCCACCTAAAGTTGAAATGCTGATTACAAACGATACGATGGATAAAATTGAACTAATTTTAGAAAGCATTTTAAAAAATGATAAGAGGTGTATTCGTAGTTATTTATATGTTAATCATAACTACAGTGTGTGTAAGCACACCTCTATTCATATTAAGTTACATACTTAGAACTTGTACTTCAAGCCAAGTTTTGTTCCGTAAGAGTTAGTTTTATCTGTAACGATAGAAAGCTCACCGTAAAAATCTATTTTGTCTGTAGCAGCTACAGAACCACCAACTTTACCAGAAAAATCTGTACTTGATTCGCCATTATCAGGATTAGACAAAAACGCACCACCTTGTAGATAGTAAGTAGCAGAACTATTGCCGCCTTCATACCCTAGATGAACGTCCGTTCCGCTTCCTGAAAAATTTTTTCCTTCGTAAGAGCCATTGTTTTCTACGTTTAAATAGAACCCCGCAAACGCTGGTGTTGATAGTGCTGATGCAGCAGCTATTGTTAATACTTTTTTGAGCATTTAATTAAAAAAATTAAAGTTATATACTAATTGATTTCAAATGCTTTTCAAGGTTTTGTTACTACGACATGATCTTGTTTTACACGCTCCACTGCAATATATCTTTCTTTGTTCCATCGTATTAAAATTTGCACCACAAACAGGACACTTTCTTATAAGTATCCCCTCTACTTTTTTACTTCTATACCTGTCTCTAATTTCGCTTGTAATCTATCTTCTATGACTGCTTTTATTGCATGAATTTTTAATTCACATTTTCTTTGAATATTAAGAGCGTCCTGATAATGTTTTTCATATAATTTTAAATCTTTTTGTAACTGTTCAATTGAAGCTCTTGCCATGTTTTAATTCTGTAAATAAAAAATTTTAGGTATTCCAACCATCAGAAGTTTTTATATTTAAACTAGAAACTTCACTCCATGTGCTTGCACCTGTTTTTATATATACATTACTAACTGTTGACCATGTATTTGCACCTGTTTTGATATATACGACATTAACTGGATCGCTTGAACTTGCAGTAGCTGGTAAAACAAATACAATACCAAGTGGTCCGATAGCTTCTGTTTCTGTTCCTTTTGCTGCAACATTACAGAATATACCTAATGGACCTACGATATCTAGAGTTTGTAAATCAGTTTTGGTTTGTAAAGCCATTTATTCTTCTTCTGACAATTCTTCAGCTAATTTTGCTGCTTCTTCTTCTTCTAATTGTTTACTTAGTAAAAGATTTGAGGCTTTTTCTTCTATTACTTTTTGCACATCTTCATCTGTAGGTTCTGTACTAAAATTGCCGTGAAAAGTATTGCCATTTTCATCTTCTGCAATAATTAACCAATCTCCTGCTGGTCTATAATCTTTCATTTTAATTGTATAAGTCATTAGGCTTGTGTTACTGAAAATGTGTCAATGTGTACTGTTTGACTTGTAGAATAAGCCAGTAATAACGCATGAATCGTTGCTACGCCACTAACAGTAGGAGTAAAATTTAAAGTTACCTGCTCCCATGTATTAGCAGTACCTCCAGAAGTAGTTAATGACTTAACATCGCTTGTAATACCTAAATGTAAATTAGGTCTTGCTAATAATGCTAAACCACATTCATCATGAGTGCCAGTACCTGAGCTTGTAGCTGATCTTCTAAAATATATTGATGCTGTCACTTGTGCATTAGCTACTACCGCTACTTCTGCAACTTTAAATTGGATAGGATTTTTATAACGATTACGTTCATCGTTTACTTGCTCAAGTACATTAAATTTCCAAGAATAACCACTACCCGATTGTGTAATTGAAGAGTCACTTACAATCAAGCCGTTATTATAATAAATTCTGTGATCATTAGCAGTGTTGTTATAATCTATAAATGTATAACTTGGTTTTCTATCTTGTGGCACAGACTCGTAGAAATCATCATAAAACAAATTAACATTATCACTAAAATTACAATTAACGTATGAAAAACTTAAGTGTAAGAAGTAATAATGAAGTGTCGTATTTTTAAAAGTGCAATTATAAAATCTTAAATTCCTCAAGCCTTCTGAATCATTTGTTGTATAAAATACAATAGGTATAGACCTGGGTGACGTGCCATTAAAAGTGCACCCTGTAAAATATGAGGGTTCATTATTGCCTCCACATTCATGATAATAAATGGTATTTGTAAATTCAGAATTTACCCATAAAGGACCAGCAACACCTGGAACATCTGAAGTATCCGCGCCACATCCCAATACTTTGCAATCTTGTAATTTTACAGGCATACATATACTAAATTCTCTGTGATACATAAAATAACAATTAGACCAAATAGTATTAGGTTGACTAGACTCATAAACTTTACTGGACGCGTATGGATTTTTATTATTACCCATCACAAGACCTACATTAGATACTGAAGTAAGAGGATTAACTTGAAGAGACATATACATGTGCGAATTAAATTGGCTAAACCAACTCATTGCATTAGTATCCTGTGAACTCATATCAGTCGTATTCCAGCCACCACTTACTGTACACATAAGATCAGTCTCACCATTTAAATTAATTTGGTTACAGGCATAATCTTCTGCTGAGTTATAATATCCAGCATCAGGAGTAAATGGGTCTACTTTATATGTTGTAACTGTACCTGTAGTTTCATTTTGTCTTAGATGATTAGCATTAGAATTAGTATTTACGGTATTTATTCCATAGGTAGTAGAATCTTCGTGATTAAATTTTAAAATAATAATATTATCTACAATTCCATCTATTCCATAATAATTAGCCGTATTAGTGGTACCTTTACTTATAAGACTTCCCAAATGTAAAGAATCTGCTGCTGATTTTGCTTTACACGCAATAATATTTTCTAAAATAATTTCAATATTACTATGTTCAGTTTCTACATCAGCATATAAAGCAACTGAATTTATGTTACTTCCTAAATTCGCACCATTATCATAAGTCCACCAAAACCAACTATCAGAATCATCACCTGGAGGTGGTGTTATTGGAATAGTATTTACAACAGTATCACCTTGAGTATCACTACATAATCTTAAAGAAAATATACCACTATCATTTTTCTGACCAGAAGGTATATAATCCCAAATATATCTCAAACTAATTTGTTGATAAGCACTTAGGTCTAAAGCACTATCCAATTGGCAGTAAGCAACTTTACCTGTAGCATCATTTCCAGGTTTAAAATATCTTGACGCATATCGTTGTGTTTTATAATGAGAACTTTCTAATCCTGTTGAACCTTGCACAGCAGTCCATGGTTTACTTGTTCCAGTACCACTTGATGAACCGTTTGTAGCACTTAAACCATTACTGCAAAGAATATTTTTTATAGGACTACTTGCCAACTTTACACAGAATTCACTTACTTTATAAATGGATTCCGCTTCAGTATGTGTTGCTTGACTTTCCGTACCATCTAATGTGAAATTATCATTATCAACTTTAGTTACTGCATAAAAACCATAATAAGTAGAGTCAGTTCTTAATATGATATCACCAGTTATTAAGCCATGAGCAGTTTTATTAGCACTAACAGGATTGCTATCATTAGCTTTTGTAAAACTTACACTTTCAACTTTCTTATCTAACAGTCTAGAGCTTGTTCCAGCATTTGCTGTCCATGTTCCATTACCTAAAGATGTAGGTGAGGATTTAATTATTCTTATTTCGTCATCTCTTCCTATAAAACCGTAAGGATTAACATTACTACTTAACAAAGTTTTTCTTCTGTTGGCAAAGGATTGACCATTATTAGAATCGTTGCCGTTAACTGGATCAACATAAAATACTGTCATTAGAATTTAACCCATAAATCACCAACATCACCATCGCTACTTGTTGGAGCAGATGATGATGCATGTATTTTTCTCATGCCAGCAGTAGCAACTGCTGTCGAGTTAGCAATAATTGTACCTGTGCCACTGATATTATTAGATTGCATATCTAAGTTACCACCTAATTGTGGTGTTGTGTCTTCAACTATATTACTTATTCCACTGCTACCTCCACCACCGGTTTGATCTGCAACCCAAGCATAATCAGAACCGTTCCAGCTTAAAATTTGACCGGAGGAAGCACTGCTAACATTAAGATGGCTATCAACACTGGAGTCTGTATAAGCTGCAGTCTGTGCAACCCAAGATGTACCTCCTGATCCATTTGATTTTAAAACTTCTCCATCAGAACCATAATCTGACGGAAGAGTAAATGTAATATCTCCAGAAAAATCAGCGTGAGCCGGTGCCTTTATACTTGCATAATGTGCATTACTAGATTCACAATATAAACGTAATTCTGATTGAGAACCTGTGTTCTTTATACCTAAAATACCACTAGATATGAAGTTGGAATTCATATCTAGATCACCTCCTAACTGAGGTGTAGTATCTTCGCTTAAATTTTGAAGATAACTAGAAGGAACAGAAGTTAAATATGTATTTGTATCAACTGTATAACTGCCAGCACCAGTACGCTTCATAAACCCATTGGAGGTGAAATCACCATCCATGACCGCACCAGCACTGGCAACATTAGTTGCGTCTGTTACATCAGCACTCGCTTCTATACCATCTAATTTAGTGTGGTCAGCATCAGTAAAAGCATTTGTATCGCTTTCACCTTCGTATAAACTTTTTATCTCGGCACCAGTTTGATCTGCTGTCGCTGAAGCTTCAATACCTGATAGCTTAGTCTTTTCAGAATCCGTAAAAGCATTTGTATCGGAATTTGCTTCGTAAGCAGTTTTAATCTCTGAATTTGTTTGATCAGCAGTTGCATTGGTTTCTATACCATCAAGTTTTGTATGATCTGCATCTGTAAATGTATTAGAGTCTGAAGCTGCCTCCACTGCTGCTGCTATCTGTGTAGCACTTATAGCTCCTGTATTACCATTAACAGATAAGACCTGATCTGTAGGTGTTAATAACTCTGTAAAATCTGCCATGGTTCCAGCAGTTCCACTGTTTCTTACATAAGATTTATTCTGATCACTTCTTACAACAACATCACCTTCCTGTGTCGTCAAAGCTAATTGTGCAGATTCATTTGCTGCTGTCTGCACAGTTGTGAGTGCTATTTGATCAACATTAAAAGTAGTGCCATCTAAAGTTAAACCCGTTCCAGCAGTGTAAGTTGTATCACTACTATTTGCATCAACATACGCTTTTACTGATTGCTGTGTAGGGACTTTAGTTGCACTGTTCGATGACATATTATCTTCATCAACAACAAAGCTCATTGCAGCAGTTGTACTATCGCTATTCATGACTGCACCAGCAGCATCTACATTAGTTGCATTGACGGTGGCATCAGATCCATCAGCACCATCGTTACCAGCAGGACCTTGTACCCCTTGAAGACCTTGCGGACCTTGAGCACCTGTTGCGCCTGTTGCGCCATCAGCCCCATCGTTCCCATCTGCTCCGGCAGGACCTGTTGCACCAGTAGCTCCTGTAGCACCTGTAGCTCCTGTGTCACCTTTTGGTATTGTAAAATTTAAAACTGCTGCTGTGCCAGTTCCAGTATTAGTGACAGAAGCATCAGTCCCAGCATCACCTGTGCTTGTAGTACCAATAGTGACAGTTGCAGAGCCAACACCTTGCGGACCTTGTGGTCCGGTTTCGCCCTGTGGTCCTTGAGTCGAAACAGTGACTACTCTAGTTTCACCATTAACAGTAACAGTATTTTTTGTTGTTGTGATGTTTACGGAAGTCATGTCGTTGAGTACCCTTCACTAACAAATATAGTACCTTCTAAATAATACTCTTTGTTACCAGATCCATCTACAAGTAAAACATCATATTTTAAAATGTCTGGACTAAAAGTAGCTGTCTGTACGTCTGTTAATGAAATACTGACTGAACCTGCTGTTCTATCTGTATATGAGACAGAAAAATCAGCAAATTTTGTGGTGCGTGTTTCTTCCCAAACTTGAGCAACAACAGTAAACCCCGTAAGATTTATAGCATTATTATCACCGTCTTTAAATAACAAGGGAATAGAATGATCTGATCTCCTTTGTAGTGTAAAGTTATAAGTCCCTGGTTCGATTGCCATAGTTTTTTAATCCTTAATAATATATTTGTAAAGCAATTGTACTAAGCACTTTCAAGAGCTTCAACTTTATTTATAAGTTCTTGTACAGCAGCTACAAGCAAAGGTACAAGTTTACTTTGATCTATACCTTGATATATAGGTTTGTTATCAGAATTAACTTCGTCTTTTGTTCCTGTTATAGCCTCTGGCACAACAGATGACACTTCATGTGCTAAAAATCCATCCAATATTGTGCCTGAATCAGCCTTAAAATTGAATTTGTAAGGTTTTAATTGTTTTATCCTTGTAATACCATCAGATATTGCAACTTCATTTTCCTTTAATCTATAGTCAGAACTGGTGTTATATGAAGTAGCACCAGCATTATTAGTCACAATACTTCCAGTATTAGTTCCAGCGGAATTATAAAATTTTAAATGGGTTGCACTTCCTGACACTAAAGCTTGCGTTGAAATACCAAATTTAGTATTATTATCAAATTTAATATTTAAAGCCCCTACAGTAGTTGAATCATCACCAATAGCGGTTTCAGTTCCTAAAAGAAATTGTCCAGATGAATTTACACGAAATCTTTCAGCACCGCCAGTTACCACGTTAAAAGTATCAGCAGCAGAACTAAATAAACCTGTATTAGTATCATCATCAAAAAATAATGAAGGACTTGAAACTGAGCCATCTGGCAATGGTAAAGCTCCATCAAATTTTCTTAAGTTTACAAAAGCGTTGTTAGCAGCGTTTCTTAGCTGTAACATTGAATCTGTAGTATTTGCAAAATTTTGAAGAGCATAAGTTGTTGAAGGTGCTGAAGATCCAGAATTATTTGATGATATTGCCTGTAAGACACTATTAATATCAGCCCTAACATTTGCTCCAGTGGAGTTATCTATAACGTAATCGTGTTGAGCCATGTCCTAATTTAAAATTTTTTCTAAGTATATCTTAATTCAACTTTAACTACCACGTCCAAAACCTACAGCAGTGTAACTAAATGTTTTGTTTATAGCAGTGTCACTGGAATTTAAAAATTTAATTGTAAAGCCACTTCCAGATATATTTGTTATCTGAAATCTTTCATCAGCAGCTAAATCATTTTGACTAATGGCAATAAATGGTTTTTGAGTATCAACACCAACGCTAGTTTCTGCTGCTCCTGTGAAAAACCCTTGATCAAAAGTAACAGCTAAACCAGATGCACTTGTACCGCTACTTAAATTACTTTTTTGTTCTACTCTCTGATCTAACTCTGCTTTGTAACCTAATTGATCTATTTCAATACTTTGTGCTGGATCATTGGATTCTAATTCACATTTAAATTTAAAACCTCTTCCTAAATATGTTCCATTTGTAAAAATGTTAAATGTCTTACCTGTAAAATCACTATCCTGATAACTAGATCCGTTAGATGGTGCTGTGCTTGTAGTAGCAACAAGTAATTTTGCATTAACATCAAAGGCAGTTGCACCATCAAAATCAGTCCAGCTATCTACATTTGCTGTTCTCTTATCAATAAAATCATTAGGGTAGAAACCTTGTGTGACAAAATGCCTTGTCAGACGTAATGGATTTACAGCACCCAAATCAAGAATTTTTGCAAAATCATAACTACCACCTGTCAAGAAATCTACATCGCCGATAAAATCAAAATCAGCTATAGCATCAAAATCTGTTGCATCATCTAAAGTTTCAGTTGATCCCAAAACCAAACCATTAACTTCATCAGAGAAAAAACAATCAGATTTAGTACCAGCGAAAGGAGGAGAATCTGTATCTTCTCTATCGCTAAAAACTAATAATTTAGGTTGTGGATCAGGGTTAATAACAACAACAGATGCCTCTCCAGAACTTAATCTACCGCCATCGTCTCTGAATTTAAGAATATACTCACCATCAATAGCAGGTAAGATCGTTTCACTTACTGATCCTGGTAAGGCGGGAATTAAGTCAACAGAATTAGTAAACGTACCAGTGCCATCTGTTAAGTTACTATGTCTTATAACAACATTACCTCCATGAATTACATCAGGATCTATAGATTTATCAAAACGTAATCTTACAAGCTTATCTGATATTGGTTCTATTTTTATATTTTGCACGTCTCCTGGTACAGCAGTTTTTCCTAAAGCATCGAAAATAAAAGGTGTTGGTTCGGCAGAAGGTTGAAGTATCGAATTTAATGAAAATATTCTAAATTCATATCTTCCTTGTAATGAATCTAAAATTTCTAATTCTGAATTTTGTGTTCTAACTGTTGTAAAATTACCGTTATCAACTCTGAACTGAATTTCATATCCATTAGCATTAATATTATGATCGAAATTTAAATTTAATCTAGTTCTAGCCTTATCATTTTCTACAAAAAATTCTTCTGTTACATTAACATTATTAGGAGAATCAACCAATTTATTCAGAACAGTTATATTTCTTACTGGTAATGGAGATCCATCTTCTATAAAAGCGTACTTTCCTTCAATGTAAGACGTTGCAGTTATTGAGTAATTATCTTTATCTTCAGTAATACTCACAACTCTCCATTGAGCAGTCTGTAAAGTTGTATTCTCTAAAATCCAAACACTATTAGAATTTGGAGCAGTATCGACTAAAGTACCGCTTGAATTTTTCATTTGAAAATTTTCACCACTAGCAAGTGTTATTACCGCACCACTTATAGAAGCTACATTTTTAGTGCTAACCGTTCCATCAGGCATTATTACGCTAAGTGTCGGGCTATTTGTAGAATCTAAATCTGTATCAGATGTGTTATCTACAGTTAGAGTATTTGTTGTTGCAGAACTAATCCTACCTCCTCTTCTCAGACCCGCTTTTACTGGATCACTTACTTCAATTACCTGTCCTGGTCTAACAACTACTCCCTCTGCTAAACCAGTTGCAAAACTAATTGTTTCTGTAGCATTTTGTTCTTCAAAAAGAATAAATCTGCCTAATCTTCTAGCTTGATTTCTTGAATTACAAGCAAAACCTGTTATTTTTTTATGAATAATTCCATATTTATTTTTAGCAGTAGTATCTTCAACAGTTTCAAAGTTTAATTCTTGATTTTCCATGTCAAAGTAAGACACAGATACAACAGTAGACCTTGTTTTTAAACTCGTTCCAGAATATATAAAACCTTCAGCAGTTACATTAGACAAATTAAATAAATAACTTGGATCTGTAGGTCTATCTTGCGTAAGAGTAAGAGATCCAGCGTTCCAAAATGTCATGCCTCTCATTACAGAACTAAGAGACATAACTGTTTTATATGCATCTTCTCTTTTTTGAAGAACTACGTTACAGCTAAATCTAGGTTCTTGACCTCCATCTCCATCATCAACTAGTTCAGAGCAATAAATAGAAGCACTGAAAAAAGCAAATTTATCAAGTTGAGTTTCAGTTATATGATCTCCTAATCCATACCTACTATTTGTTAAGAGATCAAATAATATCCACGCAGGGTCACTTGTCCAATGTTTAGTGGTAGTAAGTGTTCCATTAAATGTTCCACTATAAGTTAATCTTCCATTTGTCGAATCTACAGTTGCATTATGTGGAATTTTAACTTTAACTCCACGAATCCTGTACATGCGATCTGGAACAGTTGGAAACTGTTCAGCATCAAAACGTAAGTAAAGATGAGCTATATCAGGATAAGGTCTTTGCTCATCTATTATTTTGGTAAAAGATGACCATGAAAATGTATCAGTAATCCTTTCACTAGTACTATCGGCAGAATCCCGACCAACCGTTACCTGTATTGGAAAAGAGGCATTATCTTTAATAGGAATTAGAAAATCCCTGCTATAAGAATTTCTGGATTTTCCTCTTATAGTAAATTTTGAATTATTTGAGAAATTAAATAAAAGTGTACCAAAAAGACCAGCAGGCAAAATAGAAGGTCCGTCACTATCAGTATTTTTATTAAAAAGACTTTCAGTTCCATCATTTTCAGTTATCTTTATGAATACATCAACAGAAGTTCCTATATTCTTGCCATTTTCTTCATTAATGTTAACGAGAGCATTAAAAGTAATTGTGACCCTAATAGCATCAATAGTTGAATCACTTATAGTCCTTGTAACAGGTGAAGCATTAGTTACTTCCACTCCTACAGCCTCTTCATTTTCAATATCACTAATCGCCTTTATAAAAGTTTGATCTGACGTTCCAAATCTAGGCTCAAATTTAATTCCTTTAAAATTAAAGTCAGCTTCTGTAATGTTACTTGGGTCTGCACTTGGCCTAACGATAGGTGTCGATGATAAAAATATATCTTTTAAAGCTGCTTTATTATAAGCTTCAGTTCCTTTTGTTAATCCTGCTGCTGAAGGAAAACCTTCAATTTCTCCTTCACTTATTACTTCAATAAGATTTATTGCTTGCTTGCTTTGTATGGAATCTAAATTAACAATTACGTTTGCAGGACCACCTCCGTTGAACCATTTAAAAGGGTTTAACTGAATTTCTTTTCGTCCTGCTCCAGGATGTATTTCAGCAACTTTAAACATAATTAACCTGAGAAGTCATCTGTATCAACACCTCCTGACACTACAAGAGATCCTGTAAATATTTCCCCATATACAACTGGTATGGCAACACCTGCTCTTATAGTATTTTGTATTCCATTAAATGTAAAACTAGCTGGATCGTCAGAAGCCCCACCAAGTTCTTCTGTAGGAGTTAACATTTGTGCTGCTCCTGATAAGGCTAAATATATACCTAAATTTCCTGCTGATGCTAAAAGTGCTCCTCCACCAGAAGTTCCAAACAATAAAGGATTACCTCCTCCTAAACCTAATCCTACATTTCCAGTAAACACAGCAGCACCAATAAGCACTGCTCCTAATATAAACCTTCCAAGGCCTCTTCTTGCTCCCATAATTACTGGTACGATTTTTATTTCCTGACTTCCTGTAGGAGTATCTAATTCAGTCTCATTAATCTCATAATTTCCTACTTTAACGCAATAGTTTTGCTCCATCATGTGAGATTCCAATCTAGGAAAATTAGCAATTAAAAATTTAAAAGCATCTACTGGAGATGATATTTCTGCTTCAAAAGTACGCTCTCCCAAGAATCGAGCTAACCTACCGTAAACTTTAATTTTACTGAGCATAGCGATACCTCTTCTTTGTACAGTCTATATGGTCTTGATCGTAAAGTTCTCTGCAACTAAGTCTTTTCACACAATGT